CATTCACAGGGTACATGCCTAACTTAAGCTGAGGATGGTCAGGACTCCAACACTCAGGGCACGCTTTTAAGTTCGTATCGCGACCTTTGATAATCAGGTTGCGTAGTTGTCTCAGTTTATAGCGAAATCCACAAATATCACACTCCGCTATCGCTCTTTTGCCGGAAGCAAAACGATCACTCATTTTACAACCTCGCGATCATCGGCACATATCGTGATGATGTTTTTTCGCGGTCTTCCGCCGCGGCCAATGAAAATTGCTCTTCGTAAATCTGTTTCAGCATCGGCACGCGCTCCATTAACTCTGGAGTTTTAACTGCGATGTGGTACGCCAATCCTGCAACCAAGCAGGGCAAAAAGCGGAAGTTCATGTCCGCGGTTTCAACTCCGTTACCTGCGTCTTCGATGCGGCGGAGTCTCCAATATTTGAATATGTAAAAATTGTCGCGGTCTGGTGTAGGCCACACATTAATTCTTGGGTTATCACGGAGACGCTCGATCCAAACTTGAATAGGTCTACCACGTGTTAACTTGTTAGGGATACTCGCGTAAGTACTCACACTAATACGACTTATAGTGAGGTCGGATTGTGTGTTCGTCTGCCCCGCACCGGTACGTACCACGTGTTCTAGCAAATCGATTGTATCGGCGGGTAAATCGTATTGTGCGGTACCGTCAGTTAAAGCAATCTGGCCTTCATCGATTGTCCACAGGTTAATCCCGCGGTTCTGCCACTCGATAGTCATCAGATTCATAGAACGACGCGCAGTACGTAAGTCGTACCCAGAACGCATTTCCCGGCCTGCACGCTCCCACGCTTCTTCAGCGATCTCCGTGAAGTCCATGTCAAATGCTGTAGTACCTGATGTCGCCATCACTTCTTCCTTCTAGCTGGAGCCACTCGGCGTGGTTTTCCTGCTGGTTGTCCCAGACTTTTCTTCTGGGCTACGCGTTTCTTCTTCTCCGCGGATGTCATTTCCGACGAAGTTTTCGGAGTTTTACTCGACACGCGTTTTGTAGGGCGGCAATATGGCGTGCCTCTTTTTTCGCCTTCCTTTCGACCGCATGACTTACCCGTCCTAACGTCTTTCCAATCTTCCTTGAACCAACGCTTTAAGGCCGCGCCTTTCTCACTTTTTCTTACTGCCACTCTTGTTACCCCAGTTTTTCGCTCCCACCTTTCGGCATTTCGCTATAGCGCCAGAGGCATAGGCGGACGGGAACACTTTATAGCGAGACTTTACCTTGCTATAACACGCGTCCTTAACCGAACCGCCTTTTTTGTAATACGCTCTCATTACCGCATCTTACAAGGGCGTACACCCTTCTTTGCCATACCTGCACCGCGGACCTTACCGCCAGACGCCATTTTCTTAGTATTCTTATGCATCTTGTCTTCATGCTTCTTGACAGCTTTCTTGGCTTCTTTCTTAGCTTCAGAAACCTTGCCGCCTTTCTTCATCTTGCCTTTATCGTCAGCGGCGTAGAAAGGAACTTTTTTACCGTCCTTCTCGACCATTTCAAGCTTACCGCCTGCGGCATAGTTGCCATCACTACCACTCATCCTTTGACGAATCACGGAACGTTCGGTCTCAGAAGGAGTTCTTTTATTAGACTTATTTTTAGGCTGTTCAGCGGTGTCCATCATCGCTGAGTTACCATCACGACCACTCATCCTTTGACGGATCACAGAACGTTCGGTCTCAGAAGGAGTTCTTTTATTAGACTTCCTTTTCTTGGGCATTGGTGGCTTCATTGTTTGGTTCATCTGATTGCTCCTATTAATAGCCATTAGCAGTTCCACTTACGCAGGCTCTTGTTAATGCGGCTATTTGGATCATTCGCCGCCTTTGAGCCTGTGTTCTTTTTCTTCATACCTTCCATACGGGCACAAAATGACTTACGACGTTTCGCGGCCTTGGAACCTTTTTTAAGTTTGCTGGGCTTAGTAGTCACGGCTGTTTTGAGTTTGCTACCGGGGTTTTCCTTACGGTAACTCTCAACGCCCTTCTTGTTCAGCCCACCAGACTCACTCTTACCTTCTTTACGTTGCCAAGCAGGGCTTTTCTTCACCCCACCGCCGCTTTTGTAGTAAGCCCGCATCGTATTACCCGTAGAAAACAGTTAGTGACGTGATGTTAGTCAGGTCGGCGTACACATCCGTCTCAAACAAAACACCGTCTTCAGGCACGAGGCTGTGGTAGAAATCAGTAGTTGCGGGGGTTGCGAGGTCAATTTTAGTTGTTCCGCCTGACCCCCCGTCTTTCAGTACTACACTACCCGCAGAGCCATTAGTTACAAAAGCGACCGCACGAACTCGCGCTCTCGCGCCATACGCTGTACCATCTTCGGTAACCGTGACGCTCTTTACATCAGTGTTAATCGCCATGACGATACCGCCTTACGAAAGATTGTTGTTCTGAATGTAAAGTACTGTAACTGTTGCCGCGCCTTGGTCACCGTCTTCGTCTGTCGCAGTAAAATCTGCTAAAACAGTCAGGTCTGATGTACCAACATCTGTAGCTTCAGTGTCTAAAGTACCACGAGTTGTGCCAGTGCTTTGTGTGCTTGTCGCAGGGATAAACGCATCAGCATCATCCGCGGTACCAACAGATACAGTCGCCGCAGTGCCGTCGTTGCTTTCAGTAGTTACGTTCAAGATAACGTCAACGATCTGAGAGTTCGCTGGGATTACAGCAACTTCTTGGTTGAGTGATTCTGCGCCAATGATGTCAATAACAGCAGATTGTGCCATTACAACAAAACCAACATTTGATGAAGCGCCTTCGCGGATAGTACCGGCCTTAATAGGACCAGAAAAAGTCGTCGTAGCCATGTGAATCTCCTGTCTTGGCTAGTGTCCACCGCACAATACGGTAGTCAGGTAGTAACTTAATACTATATAAAAAGAAAAGGGGGCGCAAGGCCCCCTTCGTGTAGCTTAAAAGCTACTTACCCCCACTAATTTGTTGTGTTTTTTACAATTGGCTTCGTGGGTCATAATTTCCAAATTCCACGGAACATGAAGTCCGCATACTTTGCGCCCTTTTAAGGGTATTACGTGATCCACTACATATTTCTTACTAGTCAATTGCGTCATGTGTCTGGCCTGAAGATATATATTTTTAATAAGTTCGTGATGCGCCTCCGTAAGCCACTTTGGAGTAGCCTGCCTATGCCTACGTTTGCGCAATAAGTTACGCAAGTTACGTCTTTCTTTGTTGTTTTCATCATATTTTTTTCTATAAGCGCGTTTCATTTCGGCGGGCCTACAATTTGCCCTAGCCTTGACTAAATCTACGTTTCTTTCGTAGTACCTTCGCCCCGCGGCTTTTGCGGCTTCGGATTTAGGTAGACTCTTACGTCTTTCGTTTTGAGTTTGCCACTCTACCTTGCGGCACTCCATGCAGGTTCCTTTTAATAGTCGTGGGGCTAAATGCCCGTGTTTGCATGGTTTGCCAGTAAAATAATACTTTGCATTTAGCGCTTTAGCTTCTGTTCGTGTTTTAGGTAAACTCATATGCTCCCCCGTTTATTTGATACGGGTAATTTTAAGGGTATGTGATATGAGTAGTCAATAGGCATAAAAAAGCCCCCTTGCGGGGGCTTCCAATCAAGTTAAATACTTGATTTATATAGTTATGCGCCGGGTGAACCGAAGATTCCAAGTGGGTCAGAGACACCAAATGAATAACGCTCACGAGCCTTGTAGCGGCTGTTGCCTGTGTCAAAATCGGCGTCCATTGACGTCTGCATTGGCGAACGGACAAAGTGCTTAAGACCGTTAGGTACGTCAGTCAGCAAGAACCAAGCGTTAGTATCAGTCAGATAATGGTTGACTGAGTAACCTTCTGGGATCGAGCCGTTGTTACGAAGTGCGTTGAGATCGTTATCTGCTGTACCTACGCGGCCTTCAGTTTCCAACAAACGAGTTGCAACGAATTGCAATGCTGGTGGAATGATAAGCTTACGTGGCTTAGCGGCGATCAACAAACCGCGCTCGTCTGTCCACTGGCTGATCTGAATAACAGCGGCTTCCAAAGAAGTTTCGTTAAGGTCAGCGGCAACCGTTGGACGGTTAGAGTTAGTACCACCAGATACGAGCGGATGCGCTGTAGAACACAGAGTCTGTCCGTCACCGTAAGTAGTACCAGCGGCAAAGGCGTTGTTCAAAATTGAAGCGGCCTTAACCTGCTTAGTGTACGCCATCGCACGAGCCAGTGCCTTCGTATAACGAGATGACAAAGAGTCATACAAGTTATCTTCAATAGCTTCTTCAGTGATAGAGAAGCCCATTGCAACTGTTTCGTGAGTGTAGCGTGCAGTCCATGCTTCCTGCGCGTTGTCATATTCGATGGCAGAACCTTCGTTTTTAACAGGCGCGGCTGAGAAACCAGACAGCTTTGTTTCTTCTTCAAAAGAACGGTCAGAAGATTCTTGTTCAAAAATCTCTTTGTGCTCTTCACCATATTTTGCGTACTCCATTCCGAACAGAGCGTTCAGTCCGGGGAGGAGTTCTTTTAGTAGCTGGGCGCGTGAAATTGCCATGTTACATCACTCCTTATACGCCAAGTGGGTTCATGTACTGATGACCACCAGCGAACGTAATTGTGTTCGGAGTGCCTTCAGCCAATGTAAAGTAAGGTGCGTTCCACTTAACGATTACTTCGGTGAAATCACCAGAATCGTCAACAGTTTCAGGCACCACGTCGATAATACGTACAGGTAAGCTAGCAGTAGTAGCCGCGGAAGAACCGTCAACTGCAACAGCAGAATTACCAGTGTCTGCATCACCAGCGTTTTGTACCAGTGCAACGTTGTTACCAACAATAGTGCGGCCATAGCCAGCAATCACAGTCGTGCCAGAAACAAGGGCTACCTTGAACAGCGCGTCAGGATCGTCAACTACATAGGCAACAATGTCAGATGCAACAGTGTTCGCTGGGTAGTACTGTGAAAACAGCTTGTACTTCAAAACAGGGTCAGTGTAAGACACGCCCATAAATACGCCAACTGGGGTAGCAGTCGTAGTGCCAGTCTCCTTGACCAGAACTCCATCGCTAGACAGCTTTACAACATCGCCATTAAAAATCGAAGTTGCATAACCAGAAGCAATAGGAATCTGACGAGTAGAACCAGCATATACCTGACCGCCAATCAAGTTGACAGGCTTTAGCCCATAAGGGGCTGAAACAGTCGGATAAGCCATGATGGTCTCCTAATTAAGTTCCGTTACCAAAAGACACCTTCGTTTTGCGCTCATTAAATAGCGCCATACGAGGGTCATTCTCTCTCATAAGATTGTTGTCCACTGATTGAATCTGCGCGTCACTCTGCTGAGAGTAATAATCATTGCGCTCTTCAACCAACTCAACTGGGGCTTTACAAAGCATCAACCCACCGATCACAACGTTATCTTTAAAGCGCTCGTTTTCTACGGTCACCATTGTGATTTCTGGGTGGTCGCTTGCCTTTACAGGTTCCCAACCTTCTCTGAGTTTTGAGGATACGTTTGTGGCGTCATTCTGCCCTTGCGTGCTTACGCGTACCCAGTGAAATTCATAACCAGCCTCGGGAGTCGGTGTCGGTAACACCTCTGGACGCATCCAAGACTTCTTACGGGTCGTTTTTTCACGTGTGGTCTGCTCACGATTAATGCGATTTTCAGCCATTGTTCTTCCTCATTTCTTCTGCAACCTTTTTGGCGTATAGCTCCAGTGGCACTCCAAGACGTTTTGCAATAGCCACTTGTGTTTGCGTTAATTTCACCTTCTTAGGTGACGTGCTCCGCGTAGCGGGGGCAACCACATTTGACTTACGTTTTGGCTGTCTAGCCTCTGGCTCTGGGTCAGCATCCTCAAAATTATCGGGGAATACTTGACGCATACGAGAATCAATCGTCTCGTAGTACTCAGTAGTCTGCGGATCGACACCTTGTTTGACTAGCTTGTTATGCAACCCCAGCGCATAGCTCGTCATCTCGTCGTCCGTTCCAAACCAAGTGTTCTTTTCAGCCCACTTTACGGCTTGTTCATCAGGTGTAACCGCTGGGGCGGGTTGTTCTGATGCCTCATTTTTTACAGGAGTCTCGCTCTCCTGTAAAGGTGGTAACTTAAAATTATTTACACGGTCTAGTTTAATTCTAGCGGTTGTTAGCGTTTCTTGTGCGGCAACTACAGCATCTGCGTCACCGGACTCATACGCATCTTTATATGCTTTTTTAGCAGATTCTAGCTCTACATTGGCGTTTCGCTTTGCTTGGTCGAGTAATGCTGTCTGATTCTTACCAACAGTACCCTTGAGTTTCTTGTTTTCCTCAACAAGTTGCTGTG